GCTTTCCGGGCGCACCGGCTGATCCGCTGGACCCGGCGGAAGAACCCGACAGTCCCGGCGGCGGAAGGACCTGGCCGCTGCAGCGCGCCGCGGACCCCGTGAAGGTGCGCAAGACGACGGACTACCGCTTCAACATCCAGGCATACTCCCACCTGGTGGCGGTGGCGTTTCCGACCACGGCCAACTTCGCCGACGGCCCCTGCGACGGGCTGATCGTCAACGCACCCGGCGTCGCTTCTCTGATCATGGCCGATGGCGCGCAGGCCACCAACGTGCCGTTGCAGGCCGGCTACAACCCGGTTCGCGTGCTCCAGGTCACGGCGTTCGCGCCATCCGACAGCGCCATCACCGGGGCGATCTTCGCGGGCTATTGCTGGCCGGTGCCCTTAGCAGGCCAGGCATGAGCCCGCTCGCGCTGATCCTCATCGTCGTCCTGCTGGTGCTGCTGCTGGGCGGCGGCTACGGCTGGCGTGCCGGCTGGCATACCGGCGCGGGAGCGCCCTATGGCTACGGCTTCGGCGCGGTCGGGATCATCCTCGTCGTGCTCCTGGTGCTGCTCTTGCTGGGGAGGATTTGATGACGGTCATGGCCTCGTCCCCGCGCGGAGCCGAAGCGACTGCCGCAGGCAGTCGTGGAGGCGTGAGCGCCAAAACAAGATGACCCAGGCCACCCAGGCCATCGCCGGAGCTACCTTCACGGCGGTGCCGGTGCTGGATGCCGGTGGCGATGTCACCTGGACGCCGACCAACTGGGATGATGGCGAAAGCATCTGGGATGAAGGTTCTACTGCGTGGGATGAGTGACTGTGGTTGCGATGGAATTACTACCGTAGTGGGTTCACTTATGAGGCACACATGAGCAACATCGACCCGACGGTGCCGGTCTACGGCACGCCGACCACGCAATCGGTGCGCAACAACTTTCAGATCGCGCACGACGAGATCACGACGTTGCAGCAGGTTGTGACCGGCGGCCCGTTCCTGCCGCTGGCGGGCGGCACGCTCACTGGTGCACTGACGGTGGACGCTGCCCTCGTCGCCACCGGCACCGTCTCGGGCAATAATGTCATCGGGATTAACCCCACCACCGGCAATACGAATACGACGCTCTGGATGGGAGCCGCGACGGGCGGCACCAATCAGATCGAGGCGCTCGTCAACGGCAACAATCGTTGGCTGATCTTCTTCAGCCGAAATGCCGAGACCGGTGTCGGCAATGCCGGGTCCGATTTGGCCATCGTCAATTTTACCGATGCCGGCACGTATATCGGTGATGCGTTTCGCCTGACACGTGCGACGAGTGCCGCGACATTTGCCGGGAGCCTGACCACCGTCGGCGGCGCGAACATCCAGGGTCCGGCATCCTTCGGGAGCACCGTCGCGCTTGCCGCCGACCCGACTGCTGCCCTGCAGGCCGTCACCAAGCAATATTCCGATATCCGCCTAACGAGCGGCGGCTACAATGTCTCGGCGGGCGGTACCTTTACGCTGACGGCGACGCAGGCGGCTTATGCGCTGCTTTACCTCTATGGCAGCCCGCCGGCCGCCATGACGGTCGTCTTGCCAGTCGCCGCTTCGCCGCGCATCTCGTGGATCGTCGAGAACGCGACCAGTCCGGGCCAGACGATCACGCTGGCGGGCGTGTCCGGCGGTACCGTGGCCGTGCCGCCGGGAGCCTGCATCACGGTCTGGACCGACACGGCGGGTATCTATTCCGTCAACACGGATGCCACGACGCAGGCGCCGGGGACGAACAATACGAGGATCGCGACTACCGCCTTCGTCCACAATTATCTGCCGCTCGCGGGCGGCACGCTCACCGGCAATCTGACCGCCCCCCAGGTCATCGGGACCGCGACGGCTGGCGGGACGAATTCCGGTTTGCGAACCGCGGGCGCGCTCGGTTTCACGCTCACCGGACAGCCGGCCGACGAGAATATCGCGGATTTTCTCTCGACGAGCACCGCGTTCAATCTGCGTTTCGTCAATGATGCTCAAACCAATTTCTCTGTCCCGATACAATTCAACAGGTCGGGCTATCAATGCACCCAGATCAATTTCTTCTCTCAGATTGTCGTCGGCAGCGGCGGCACCTCGCCGCCGATCCGATGGACCGGCAACACCACGATCAAGCCCGTCGCCGACGGCGGTGGCGCGCTCGGCTGGAACTACACCCAGGGCGGCGGCGAGGTGGATTTCTTCAATCTCTACACGGGAGTCGACGCGTTCCACTGGTATGCGAATACCGGCTCCGACACGTTCGCCCAGATCATGTCGCTCTCGCAGAGTGGCGGTCTGACCATTCCAGGCGGTATCACAGCCGTAAACTCGGTTCAGATCAACGGCAGTCCGGCTGCGACATTGATGCTCAACGCGACCACGGGCGCCAACCAAATTCGTGTCAATGTCAACGGTGTTTCGCGCTGGAATGCGTTTTTCTCGCGCAACGCCGAAACCGGGACCGGCAATGCCGGATCGGATTTCGTACTCGCGAGTTACGACGATACCGGAACCTATCTCGGAGATCAGTTCACCATCCTGCGCAACGGAACATCGGGAAACATTGCGGTTCCCTTCACTTTTTTGAAGCCATTGACTGTAAGCCAATTGGCCACATTCGTCGGCGGCATCCATTGCACCGACACGACCGCGTCAACGGTTGCCGATCTCTCCCATCACATCAATCTCTTCGGTGGCGTCTACGGGTTTTCGGTCACGGCCGGCTTTCTGAACGTGCAGAGCGGCGGCAATATCGCGTTCTATCCCTCCGGTTCCAAGGTTTTGGAACTCGATACCGGGATCGCCGCAGTGACGGGTTCGCTGGGCGTGAGCACTGCGGTTCCGGGTGACTCGGTTCTCGGGAACGTATTTTCCGAAGGCTATTACATGCCCGCCGGCAATCTGGGCTTCAACGCCTATAATGCGACATCGGGGTGGAAGCGGCTCGCCGCCGCTCAGTCCGGCCTGTTTACCTTCGATACCACGAATAATGTCTGGAACTGGTTTTGTGGTCCTACTGGCGCGGCTGGCGGCCCGATCACCTGGACCCAGGTCGCGTCCATGGATCATATCGGCAACCTGAGTTTGGTCACTGGGGGATTGTACGCGCCGCATGGTGTCATTGCCGGCAACGGCGCGGCGATCAACGATCCGCTTACCGTCGCTGTCGCGCAAGGCTATAGCGCGCGCACGATGTACACGGTCGCCAACGTCCGCGAATGGTCGTGTGGCGTGGTGCCCAGCGGCAACTTCGCCATCGCGGACGAGAGCGGCGCGGCCACGATATTGCAACTTTTCGCGGGCGGCGGCGGCCAACTTACCGGTACTCTGGCCTGTACAGGTGCTCTGACCTGTTCGAGCATGTCCGGCGGCGTTGGCGGTGGCGGCACTCTCGCCACGACCAACGGGCACGCGATCGTCTTCGGATGGGCGACTCAATATACAAATACGATTACGGCTTATGTCGACAGCACCAGCAGCGCCTATGCCCTATGCACGCAAAACAACGCGCAGGTTTTCGGCTATGTGGGTGGCACCGGGGGTCCGACCACCATTACGCTCAACGGCCAGGACCTGAACGGCACCCTGTACGGCATCTATGTCGATGCGGTCAGCGACGCGCGGATCAAGCAAAACATCGCGCCCACCGAGGTCGATGCGCTGGCTACGCTGCTGAACATCCCGGTCACGCAATTTGACATCAAGGCCGAAGCCGCAGCGTGGCTCGGCGCGGTCGGCCAGACGCCGGAGCGCCAGCGCGAGGCTGTCCGCGCGCCCGACATCGCGCCCGCGCATGTCGCCATCGGCATGGTCGCGCAGGAGGTGCAGCAGGTCATCCCGGAGGCGGTCAACGTGCTGGTCAATCCCGATCCGCCGGAGGGCAGCCCGTTGCCGCCGGACATGCACACGCTGATCGACGCCAGCTTCACGCCGTATCTCGTGCGTGCGATCCAGCAACTCACGGCGCGAGTAGCGGCCCTGGAAGGCGCGCGATAGGTGCGAGCAGATTGCTACCGTAGTAAGGCGATCGCACCGTGACGAGGTATGTCCCCACCACGGTGCGTCACGGGGTCAGCCGCGCTTGGGCTGCGGCACCGGAGGCGGAGGCGTGTTCTCGGCATGCGGCGGCAGCGTGTGATCGACGTGCGGCGGCAGCCCCTGGTTCGGCCCGACCGGGAACGCCTTGTGGACCCAGTCATGGCCCGGCATTTTCAGCGCCACGACCCCCATGCTGGGGGGCGTGTTGTCGGGCAGCCCCGGCACAGTCGGCGGCCAGACGCCCGGCGGCAGCGGCGGCAGACCCTGATCGGGATGGCCCGACTGTCCCGGCAGGCCCTGGTCCGGGTGCGGGCGCATGCCGCCCCAGGTACCCGGCGGTCGACCCGGCAGCCCCTGGTCGGGATAGTTCGGTGCCCCACCCCAGATGCCGGGCGGCTGCCCCGGCAGCCCCTGGTCGGGGTAGGACGGTGCGCCGCCCCAGATGCCTGGGGGTGCGCCATCGAGCGGCAGCAGTATTTCGATTTTGGCGAGATAGCTGGGCATGTCGGGTAGCCTCCTGTGTCGGCGGTTACGGCCATGCTGGTGCTGCGCGGCACCGGCGATACCCCCTACAGCACTAGCCCGATGACTGCCAAGGGTCTTACTATTGCAGTGTTATGATAGGGAGCTACCGATGGCACATCTTTTCGAGGGCGAGCCGGATGGCCGCCAGATGATGATCCCCCATCTCGACGATCCGCCGACCCCGACATCGCGGTTCCGCCCGCGCTACCGCCAGCTCTCGGCGGAGGAGCTGGCGCTGCACGACGAGATCAAGGCCAAGGCCGCCGAGCTGGAGGCGCTGTTCGAGCAGGTGAAGGCCGGTCGGTACAGGTCGCTGGCGATGACGGCGCTGGAGGAGGCTATCTTTTGGGCGGTTAAGGAACTCACCGCCTGACGAGCTTCCGGTGAAACGAGATGTTCATACCAGAACAAATCAGGTCCAACCGGCGGCGGTGATCTGGCTGCGCGGGGCCGCCGGGCGGAACCGCTGGTCGCGGCGGAGAACCCGGCCCGAGTAGTGCGAGTTGGCGCCGAGGGCCGCGTATTGCAGGCAGTCGGCGACGTCCGACCATGGGTGGGTCTTTTCCGGCAGGTCTTCGAGCCGTCCGTCGCGCATCTTCTTGTAGCGGTATTTGGACCCAAGGGCGCGCACCAGGTTGGGGCAGCCGGCGCGGCTGATCTGCACGCCCGGCTGGCCGGCGATGGTCGAGCGGAACAGTTTTTCGACCGCGGTCAGGCGCGGCTGGATGCTGTTGGTGGATGCCGGGTAGGCCAAAAACCCCTCGTCCTTGAGCACGTCGAACGGGCATTCCTCGCCGATCTGCGAGCGCTCCTTGCCGGCGGGATCGGCGATGATGAACACTCGCTTGCCCGCGTAGGGGTCTCCGCCGAGCTTGGGCTTGAGGCGCTCCTCCAGCATCATGATCAGGCCCATGTCCTCGGTGACGATCTCCTCGAAGACTATCAGCCGGCCGAGACTGTCCTCCTGGGTGAGCAGCGCGCAGGGCGTGCGGCCGAAATCCTGGGCCACCATGAGCGGGCGGTGGGGATTTACTACCGGAGTAAGATCAACGACATGGGTGTTGGCATCGAAGCTGCGCCGGAACACCGCCTGGCCGGCGTTCGACGTGCCCCACATGCTCTCCACATGGACGTCCGACCATTCCTTGCCGCGCGTGCCCATGAGGTTCTCGTAATAATTGGGCGGCAGGTGGACGAGGTTCTCGGCGTAGGGGCCGATCCCCGAGGGCTGATGGAACAGCCGGTATCTCGGGTCGGGGTTGAGGACGCAGACCTCGTGGTAGGGGCTGTCGGTATCCCACGGGTTGGTGTCGGCGATCACGCCGAACCAGGACGGGCCGCCCATCAATGCGCCGGGATACCGCCCGCAGCGGCCGATGAGCGCGTCGATGATCTCGATCGGCACCTCGCGGACCTCGTTGACCCAGGCGCCGGTGAGCTGCAGCGAGAGCAATCTGCGCTGGTCCTCTTTCGTGTCCAGCGGAATGAGGGGCCAGTCGGAGTGGACCTGGGTGCCGTCGGGCAGGCCGAACCGCAGCTTGATCGTGCTGTCGGTGACGTAGAATTCCACGATCCCCTGGAGGTATTGCTGGATGTCCGCCAGCACGGTGGATTTGAGCTGCTGGAGGGTGTTGCGAATAATCGCGAACCGCGTGTAGCGGATGTTGGTGCCGGGGGCGGGTGTTTGCTCGCAGGAGCGCCGGACCAGCTCCATGATGCAGCCCATGGACTTGCCCGAGCCGTAGGGGCCGACGAGGACACGCACCAGCGCGGTGGCGTTCAGCATGAACGCCTTGACGGTCGTGGTCGGATAGTAGTCCAGCATCAGGTCGTGACGCCCTCGATAAAGGGTGCTGCTACCGTAGTAACGGACAGCGACTTCTCGCCCGGCCCGTCCTCCAGGTGGATCGCGATGTTGAGCACCGGGCCGATATTGCCGCCGCCGTTGCGGCCCTGTTCGGTGATCCCCGCGATCGTGCGTATCTCGCGGATCGAGGCGACGCGCACGGCGGCGGCGGCACCTCGGTCATTGGCGATGCGCACCAGCGAGTCGACGCCGAACTCGTCGAGCGCCACCTCGCATTTGAGCTTGGCCCGGCCGGCGGCGTTGCCGACCGCGTGATGGGCCATGCGCTGCTTGTCGACCGCCTGCTTGAAGGCGGGGGTCATTATCAGCCAGTGCAGGTTGGCCGCACTGATGCCGTAGCGTTTGGCGATGTCGTCGAACGGGTAGATGTCCACGGCGAGTTCGTAGGCGATCTCGTTGAGCGGCAGTTCGGTGAGCGTGTCGGGCTTGGTGGGCGGCGGGGGCGGCACGTAGCCACGCCCGGCCATCAGCTCCTTGAGGCTGACGAACTCGCCGTCGTCATCTTGGAGGATGTCCAGCTCCGCGGGCGCGTCTATATCCGGGGTCGCGTGCATGGTCCGGCCACAAGAAGTTGCGCCAGGACGCTAACACGTCGTAGATGTAGCTGCTACCGTAGTAACCAAAGGCTCCTAGATGCCTCTTGCGGCACCCGGCGCGAGCAGTTCGACGGTCCCGGCGCAGACCCAGTCGGCGCTTGCCCGCGGCAGTCCCGGCGGCTTCCTGCGCATAGTTTCGGGTGCCGAGCTGGACCGCCAGAGCGCCCAGGCGCGCGCCGACGCCGACAAGAAATCCGGCACGAGCGCCGGCGACCTCGATCTCGGCGCGTTCATCCGCGAGACCTGGACCATCTTTCGCAACCACCGCAACACCAACCAGGGCAATGACAGCCTGAACAACCGGCTGCTACGTGCGCAGCGGATGTTCGAGGGCAAGTACGACAACGAGAAGCTGCGCGAAATCACCAAGTTCGGCGGCAGCCAGGTCTATTCCCGCATCGTCGCGGTGAAATGCCGGGGTGCCACGGCCCTCCTGCGCGACGTCTATCTCGGCCCGGACCGGCCGTGGGACATCAATTCCCAGCCCGATCCGCCGGTGCCCCCGGATGTGCTCGCCCACATCGAGAATTTGGTGCAGATCGAGGCGCAGACGCTGCAGCAGGCGGGCCAGCCGGTGGTGCCCGACCAAATCCACCAGCGCCGGCTGATGCTGATGCACGCGGCCGTGCAGGCGGCGCGGCGCAACGCCGACATGCAGGCCAAGGCCACGTCCGACAGTATCGAGGACAAGCTGGTCGATGGGAATTTCTACCGCGCGCTGTCGGAGTTCCTGGTCGACCTGCCGCTGTTCCCGTTCGCCTGCATCAAGGGGCCGGTCGTGCGGATGGCCCCCAAGATCACCTGGAAGGGCAATGTCGCCACCGTCAAGCAGAAGCCCAGGATGTTCTGGGAGCGGGTCAGTCCGTTCGATATCTACTGGTCGCCCGGCGTCTCGCGCTTCGAGGAGGGCGACGTGCTGGAGCGGCTGCGCTTCACGCGCGCCGACATCAACGCGCTGATCGGCCTGCCCGGCTACGACGAGACGGCGCTGCGCAGCGTGCTGGAAGACTACCGGCGGGGCCTGCGGGAGTGGCTGGACTCCACCGACACCGAGCAGGCCATCAATGAGGGCCGCGAGAACCCGTCGCTGAACCGGACGGGCATCATTGAGGGTCTGCAATTCTCCGGCATGATCCAGGGCGAGATGCTGCTGGCCAATGGCGGCGACCCCAAGCAGATCAAAGACCCCGATCTGGACTACAATGTTCAGTGCTGGGTGATCGGGCGCTACGTCATCAAGACGCAGATCAACCCGCTGCCGCGCCGCCGCCATAACTACTACCTTAGTAGTTTTGAGAAGGTGCCGGGCACCGTCCACGGCCACGCGCTGCCGGATATTCTCGAAGACATTCAGGAAGTCGCCAACGCGGCGTTCCGCGCGCTGGTCAACAACATGTCGATCGCGTCCGGCCCGCAGGTCGTGGTCGACGAGGAGGCGTTGTCGCCGACCGAGAACGGCGATGAGCTGTATCCGTGGAAGCGGTGGCGGGTCTCGCGCGACCCGATGTCCAACCCGTCCGCCAAGCCGATCGAGTTCTTCCAGCCGCAGTCCAACGCGACCGAGAACCTCCAGGTCTATCAG